ATTCGACGCCAGCAGTATCCCTATAAGTGTTCCTATATAGAACACTGCCAATACCACTTTGGTAGATAAGTTTGGCACAGTCCAAACATGGAGCATGGGTAATAAACATAGTAGCACCCATACCAGATTCGTTAGATTTAGCCAATTTAGCGATTGCATTTGTTTCAGCATGTAATACCTCTGGTTTAGTTTTCAGTCCATGTCGGACCATTCGTCCTGCACCTTCGTGCCAGGTTTCATATGGATATTGAGTATCAAACTCTTCCGGACTTAACCACCCGCCGGCACCCTTATCCCACACTATGTCCTCGCAGTTATTATCCCAACCTGCTGGCATACCATTGTAACCAATGCTGATAATGCGATCATCTTTGACTACAATAGCACCTACATGCAATCTACGAGCATGACTTAGCTCTGCGAATGTCTCCGCAGTTTTCATATATGCTTCTTTAAATTTCTCTTTCATCTAATTCCATCCATGTGTGATCACCCATATACTTTACATGAGCTGTATATTCGTAGTCCTCTGGAGCACTACTGGACCAGTCATTTGGTCCCATTGGTGTTAAAATATTCTGTTGCTTTCGTTTATCCCAAGCCAACCAGTATGTTTGCCCCATAACAGGACTGAATTGATAAACTGCGGCATGGACCAAATCAGTTATTTCTAATCTTCTCTTGATATCCTCTGCTTGTTTTTGCAGTACAGATACTAATTCCATGATACGATTATACTCTTGCTGGGCATATATCCTAGCATGGTTGATCATAATGTCCTTCTGCTTTTCAACAGGGATTAGATCAAACTTCGGACCACTACTTTCAGTAGCGTAGGGAGTTATATTTCGATTAAGAAACGGAATAAGTTCGTCGCCTATTTGGCTATCATAACTAGTCCGGCCTTTTGATATGTTAGATTTTTTTGTCATATGTTGGCCGGCCCTGCAAGAATCGAACTTGCACTATTTGTTTCGAAGACAAATGTGATATCCATTTCACTAAGGACCGATATTGTTTGGTGTGGTCGGTAGGATTCGAACCTACAAGGAGAACTAAGTTCGTCCTGTCCCCAGACTAGGCCTAAGCTCAGCGGGAGGTCTACCAATATTCCACTTACAACCACATTACTATTATATAATAATTTATGTAAAAAAGCAACATAAATGGAGAATCTTTAACTACCAAGATAAATAAACTACTATGTAAAAGGACACCGTCATGATCGTAAGCAACCTCCAACCAGAATTTGAAACACATTGGGTGGACCTATTACGATTAGACCCCGTCCATCCAGTTGATGATAAAAAAGATCTTCTAAGAAGATTGGGATCGGATCGAGTAATTTACACTCTAATCCATGAAGGAAAGCCTGTTGCCCTACTGCAAGTGGCACTCACAACAACTGCGCCTTTAACTGCTACCGAACTTTGGAACAAGAAAGAAACCGAAGGTGACTTCCTATATGCTGTATTTTATAGCGTATTTAGACTACCGGGAACAGAAAATGTCAAGGGCAATGTAGCTGACATTATTTTTGGTGCGGCGGATGATCTCAGGAACCGTTATCCAACAATCAGCAAATTTATAACACTGAGTCCAATTCCTAGCCTAAGAAAAGGCTTTGCTAAAAAGCCAGACATTGAACAGGTACAAGAATATATAGCCAATAAAAAAGACCCAGTAGCAAGGTTCCATATGAAAAATGGAGCCTTACCCTGGGCCGTTCGTCCTAAAGCAGACTATAGTAAATTGCGTAGAGATGAAAGTTGGGGATGGATGGTCAGTTATGATTATACTCCAATGTTGAATAAAACATCAGAACCAATCAACGAACAACCTATCCTCCAAACAATCTAACTACATTGTAGGACCGTTACCGTTCCTAAAGTCAACTTCTCCACCTTCTTCTTTAATTCGTTTAATGACATCCTCAAACAAGATAGGCGCAAAGTCAGTTTGCTCCACGCAAACGCAATGATATCTAACATCGTTTTCGTCGCTGTACAAGATCTCTCCTGTACGAGCATCGACCCCTCTTGCCTTCTTCACACGATTTGCATGAGTATGCCCATGAATGTTAGTACCAAACCGTCCTAAGCTATCACTATGTAAAGGAATGTGACTTAATATCATTCCACTCATAACATGATAGGCCCGCAATTCACGGAAATACTGCCTGTATTCCTCATCACGGAAGATGTCGTGATTACCACGGATCAATACCTTGTCACCGTTCAAGCGAGCTAATGTGGGCAAAGCTCTGCGGTTGATAACAACATCGCCTAAATGATAGACCTTGTCAGTGGGCTTTACCCGTTCGTTCCAGGCCTTGATCATGGCTTCATCCATTTCTTCGGGGTTATCCCAAGGACGCAACTTGGTCACTCCGTCGTTTCTTGTGAAGCGACATACTCCCATGTGACCGAAGTGCGTGTCGCTAACTAAAAATACACTAGGCATATATCGCTCCTTTCTTTTAACTTTCTAATGCTCTACGAAAAACTATCTCTTGTTTAGCAAAGGCATCCTGCTCCCAAGGCTGATCCAAATATTTGGTTCGTTTGGTGTAGCGTTTGCCCTTCCAGAAATTCTTCCCATCTACAACTTGAAGTATACCTTTGGCCATTTGGCGAACATGCGCCATTTCATGTGCAAGGGTAATTCCAATATCTTTGAGTTTACCGGGTTTAATAACCACAACATAACTGTTGATTGCATCTAACGGATATGTTGCACCTTCGGCGGCACAGGATTCAACGGTAATCAACACGGTCTTACGACTATTAGTTAAACCCAATTGTTTAATCATAGATGGTAAGAGTGCTTCAACCCACTTTTTGTGTTTTGAGTTTTTAGATTCGACGATAAATTCCATGTAAACTCCTTGTTGTATGTTATAATTATAGCATGGTTTTACCAACTTGTCAACCAGCAGAGTTTAATTTGAGCAGATACATAGTCACTTCTGGACCGTCAACTATAACAATATCATTTGGATACTTATTACTACCGGTATACCATTTAGTTGGTTTTGCACTTGCTCTCCAAACTTTAACCATTTTTTTGTTGAGCTTTTTAACTGTTCCGACTTCAAGACTATTATGGGCAGGATAAACAACACAGTCACCTATTTTTAATAGTCGACCTAGTTTGTCTTTATGTATAATTTCCTCTTTAGGTGGCATACCAAATTTCCTTAAAGCCTTCTTCTTCAGTAGGCATTTCAAAATTATCGATCATGCCTTGTACAACTGACCAAGGAATGATCTTACCTGGCCGGCTTGCTAATCTGCGTTTCAATTCATCTTCATCTGGAGTCTTGAATACAATAGCAATATGTTCATATTGACTATCTAACAATGTATTGAACTTGCGCTTGCGGCTACTTACCGTAGTACTGGTCTGATCCCAAACAAAATCTAAAAAGTTAGCTTGACAAGTCAATGCATGATTAGTCATTAAACGAACTGCAATTGGCATGTACTCATCGAATACATCAGAATATGTTTTCTCTTGCTCAATAGCATAGTGTTCAACAAATCTGTCTGTACTAACAATGGGCATATTCTCCGACCACTCTTGATTCTTAATCCAAGTACTTTTACCTGAACCGGGAACCCCGATTAACTGATAACACTTATTCATATATCACCTTCTCTTTCTCGACGAGCTTTACGCTCGGCGGCTAAAATAAAAACTTTTTCGTTGTCGTTAGCCCATTCAATTTCCTTGGGAAGTATAATCCCAAACTCGGTTGTCACACCATTAATAGTATGAGGCTCATTAGGATCGTATGTCCAACCTAATGCCTTCATCATACGATGCTTGACTAGTAGGTTAGGACTGCGAAACGCTTCAGTATCATCAAAGCCTAGCATAACACCGAGCTCACAAACTGCACCACTACGGCACACACCTGCATGACAATGAACAATCACATTCATCCTATGCTCTAATGCATGTTGTAACAGTCTAACAAGTTCTGCGGCCTGCTCATGACTACACCGCATTGCTTCATCTAATACTTTGTCCTTTTCTTCTACATCAAGGAATTCAAATTGATGTACTTCTTTAAAAGAATACTTAGGCGTAGGAAAATCTCCAGGCGGATCTACAATTTGAATCAACATGGCATTTACGCCAGGGTTAATGTGCATGCCTCTTTTGATATCACTAAGTGCTACATTCTGTATCCACGGCATTATGTTCTCTCCTTTTTCACTCGTCCAATACGACTTGCCTTGTTCCAATCATAAGCGACACCATCTGGGCATATACCGTCCTTAACTGTGTCTACGCCAAATATGCCACAGACTTCAAAGTCTGGACCTTTGATTGTTACAAACATGCCAACTGTTTTGGCAAAGGCCATTGCTTCAGCCAAAGTTAGACACGAATTTAATGTGAGTTTATTTTTGCTTATTACCTTATACATACTGATAGTATAGCATATATTTTACCAGTTGTCAAGTAGTACTTTAGTACTATGGTCCCGCCACTAGGAATCGAACCTAGATCAAAGGTTTAGGAAACCCCTATACTATCCGTTGTACTATAGCGAGGGATTATTTTTGACTGTCGCCCTTGGCTACCCTATAATTGTCTTCAACGCTAGATCGGAAGAGC